TGCTTTACAGACGAGAGCCACAGTGGGAACTGGAATGCCTACAAGGTCAGTAATGACAATTGTTTCAGATCGAGACAGGCATTTGTTTCATCTTGGAACAGAGACAACCATTGGTAATTCTCAAACACAAGACAAAATGTTTATTAGATTTTCAGATCAAGAAAGTTTGAGTGATTATGATCCAACATCAACGAACACCGCAGGAACATTAAGACTTGATGATGGAACTAGAATTGTTGGAGCTTTCAAAGGTAAGGATTATATTTTGGTTTTAACAGACACTGCTGCTTATGAAATGCAGTTTGTTGGACCTCCTTTTACGTTCTCATTAAGAAAGGTTGGTTCGAACAACGGTTTACTAGGGCAACATGCAGGAGTGTTTGCAAACGGTGCTGTATTTTGGATGGGTAAAACTGGAGGCTTCTACGTTTACGATGGTACAGTAAAGTCTTTGCCTTGTTTAGTAGAAGATTTTGTATTTACAACCGATGGTAATAATCCTGGTTTAAATTATAACTCAGGGCAATTAGTTTTTGGTGGCATTAATGAATTATATTCTGAAATAAATTGGTTTTATCCAACTGCAGGATCAAGTGTAATAGACAGAGTTGTTACTTATAATTTTGATGAAGGTGTTTGGACAACAGGGACATTGGATAGATCTACTTGGATTGGTTCAACTGTTTATGAAAAACCTTACGCAACCGACTACAATGCTTCTGATACACCAAGCTTTCCTGCTGTTAGTGGAGTTTCTAATGGAGCGTCTATTTATTACGCACACGAAGTTGGTATAAATCAATTAAATGGTGATGGCTCAGAAACAGCCATAACCTCATTTATAAAATCAGGAGAGTTTGATTTAAACGGTAAACAAGGTGTGCCAGGAGATGGTGAATTTATAATGAGCATTAGTAGATTTTTACCTGATTTTAAACGTATAAGTGGTAACGCTAAAGTAACTATATTTTTAAATTCTTTTCCACAAGGAACTACAGCAGCCTCTAGTCCTTTAGGACCTTTCACTGTATCAGGTTCTACAACTAAAGTAGACACGAGAGCTAGAGCTAGACTTGCAGCAGTTCAAATAGAGAACGAAAATTTAAATGAAAGCTGGAGATATGGAACATTTAGATTTGATGTTAGACCTGACGGTAGAAGATAATGGCTAAAATTACTATACAAATTCCTGAACCTAAACCTGTGTATTCAGAAGAGGATCAAAGACAAATTCAACAGGCCTTACGCACACTTCAATCTCAGTTGAACTTCTCATATGAGCATGATATAAAAAATGATCTGAATGAATTTAACTATTTCTTATCCTAATGACTATACAATATAAAAATCAAGGAATAAATTTATCTACAACAGGTACAACCTCTGTTTTATCTTGTCCTACAAGTGCTACTCTTTTAGTAAAACAAATACAGGTAGATAACTCTTCAGGGAGTCCAGTAGATTTATCCGTGCAAGTTACAGATACCTCTGCTTCGGCTACCTTTGCTATATCTAGAAAACCCATAGCGGCTAACACTGTATCAAATATAATTACTCAAACATTAGTATTAGAGGCTGGTGACATATTAAAAATGACTGCTGGCGCGGCAGATGAAATTCAAGGTATAATATCATACGCTCAATTAGACAGATCCCAAGAAAATGGTTAGTCCAAAAGAGACAATACATTTAGGTTTTAAAGTTTCTAAATACAAAACTCCTCAAGAACTTATTGATAGATTAAACAAAGACGTTGATGAAAATTTAAAGAATAATAATCTTTTACCTGAAGTAGAAAAGTTAGCAGGAGAAATAAAAGAAGAGTGGAGTGTTCTTAAAATTTTACCTAAAGAATTAAAAATTTTTTTTGAAGAGTGTTTAAATAATTATGTGTCAAATGAAGTTCCTTCCTTAACCAACAAAAAATGCACAGCTTCTTTTAACGCTTGTTGGATTAACGATCAAATTCAAAATGAATACAACCCTGTCCATACTCACAACGGTAAATCTTCTGTAGGTCTAAGTTCTGTTTTATTTTTAAGAGTTCCAAAATCCATAACCGAAGCTAAACAAACTATAAATAAAAATGAAAGAGTGAAAGATGGTAGGTTAGAGTTTATAGCAACCACACATTCTTACATGGGTGCTAATCAATATTTAGTTACTCCAGAGGTAGGTGACTTATATCTTTTTCCATATGAACTTCCTCACGTTGTTTATCCGTTTAAAGGTGAAGGTGTAAGAAGATCTCTAAGCTTTAATGTAGATATAGGAGTAGTTAATAATGGCTAAAAAGAAATCTGTATTTGGACCAAGTAATTATGTTAAAAGAACTCCTAAAAAAAGACCTGGTAGACATAACAAAAGTTGGTCAAAAAGAATACCTAGACGAAAACGTAGTCGTGGACAAGGGAGATAATTTATTGTAATAAATATTTATGACTGTATATCACAAAGTAAAATGCGAGACTAAAACTATTTATAGAAGTATAAAAACAGGAGAGCGTTATGAAACGGAAGAAGCTTTTTTACAAAATCATCCTAAAGAAGATTTAGCAACAGACGTTGAAGTTCAAGTTCCTGATCTACCTATATTTAGTAAAACAAAAAAATAATGCAGCCTGATATTATTTTAAAGTACAACTTCCTACAGCCATTAATGTGTAGAAAATTAATTAGTCTTTTTAATGCAACTATGTTTAATAAAATGAAACACGGGGAGAATAAAGAGTTTATTGATTTAACAGATGGTAATTTTTTTATTGAGTATTTTAATCCAATTAAAGATAAATGTGAAAAGTTTGTTGGCAAACCTATAGATTGGTGGCAAATACAAAAATCATATAACGGAAACTCAATGCATAAACATCACGATGATGCAAAAATAAGAACAACCTTTTCGGGTGTAATATATTTAAATGATGGTTTTGAGGGTGGTCAAACTTTTTTTGAAGATGGCACGATTATAGAACCTGTGGCTGGGAAAGGTTTATTTTTTGATGGTAAAAATTTAATGCATGGTGTAAGTAAACATACAAAGGCAGACCGATACATAATAGCGTGTTGGTTTAAATAATATGAAACCATTAGGCGGAACAGAATTACAACATAATTTTTTAGAAAAATATGTTTCTAAAGATTTGCTAGATAAATTTCAAATTTGCACATCGGTCCCTGGTAAGGTGCCTTTGTCTAAAGATAAGATAAATATACTATGGCAGAAAATGGCCACCGACCAACCGCACTTTCAAAAATTTTTTAATGACCCTGAACAAATAAAACAATATGATTATTATGTGTTTAACAGTCATTGGAACTATGAACAATTTAGAAAAAAATTTAAAATACCTCATGAAAAATGCACCGTAATTAAAAACGGCATACCTAAAATAAAGCAACGAGATCCTGAACAAAAGAGAGATAAGATAAGATTAATATATCATCCTACACCATGGAGAGGTTTGTCAGTTTTATTAGGTGCTATGCAATTAGTAAATGATCCTAATATTGTACTGGATGTTTATAGCAGCACAGAAATTTATGGAGACGATTTTAAAAAGATAAACGATGATTTATATAAACCTTTATATGATCAAGCTAGACAGTTACCAAACGTAAACTACATTGGATATAAACCAAACGAATATATTTTAGAAAACTTACATACCTATGATGCATTTGTATATCCAAATGTTTGGGAAGAAACTTTTTGTATATCAGCTCTTGAAGCTTTAGCTTGTGGTCTATACGTAGCCACAACAGATAATGGTGCTCTTTATGAAACATGTAGTGAATTTCCTATTTACATACCAGTTGATGACAATTTTGAAAATTTAGCTAAACAATTTGCAGCGGTAATAGATTCTATTCCTAGTCAGTTAAATGAAAAAGGTTGTCATATACATCTTAAATTTCAACAAAAATTTTTTAATCATTTTTACAACTGGGAAACTATAGCTGGTCATTGGAAAGGTTTCTTACAAGGAGTTTTAGATGCAAGACCCAAGTAAACCAATATGGTTTAATAAACCAAAAGATAAAAAAACTAAAAAGTTTTCTTTCTTTGTTGCCACCCCCTGTCATAGCGATGTGTCTATTCATTATTTTCAAGCCTGTTTAGATTTTCAAAAACAATGTATGTTAAATGATATACTTGTTTCTTTTCAAGTTATGAAATCTTCTTTAGTTACTCAAGGTAGAAACCTCTGTGTATCTAGTTTTATGGAATCAGGTCACACTCATTTATTGTTTGTAGATTCTGATATTGATTTTCAAGCACAATCTGTATTTAAAATGCTCTCAGCAGATAAAGGAGTTATATCTGTTCCTTATCCTTTAAAAGATATTAACTGGGAGAAAGGATGGGAAAAAATACAGAAAGGTAGAATTAAAAGTGCTAAAGATTTAAAGTTTAAAGGACTCTATCGATACCCAATGAAAGTACAAGATGAAGATAATATTAAAATTAAAGATGGTGTTATAGAAGTTACTCACTCTCCAACAGGATGTATGTTAATAAAACGAGAGGTTATTGAAAAGATGATTAAAGAATATCCTGAAATGAGAATAATACAAAAGACTGTTATTAACGGTGAATATATTGAGCGACCACATTTTTATAATTTTTTCGATACTCAATTTGATCCTGTAAAGAAAACCTATACAGGAGAAGATTTTGCTTTTTGTAAAAGATGGAAAGATATAGGTGGTAAATGCTATGCTTTAATTACAGATAGGATTAGTCATGTCGGAGAACATCAGTACAGAGGCTGTTTTGCCGATGAGTTGATAAAGACAGAGTAAAATGGTAATATTACAGGATACGGTTAACTATTATTATGGATCCATTTACACTAGCATTAGCCACATTTGGCGTTCAAAAACTTCGAGGCAAATCAACTAATAGAGCGTTGAGAGATGCTGCTATCGTAGGTGGTATAGGTCAATTAGGTGCTATGACAGGAGCAGGACAATCTTTAGGATTTAAAGGATTTGGTCAAATAGGAGCAGGTGCTCTACCAGGGACAACTATAGGACAACAGTTTGGACAAACTTCAGCAGTAAGAGGTATAGGTGCTTTATTTGGTAAAACACCACAAGCAGCTGATGTAGGAGTAATGCCTGTTCAAGGTGGTATGAAAAATGTAAAGCAACAAAGTTTTTTTGATAAAATAATGCCTAAAAGTACAGCAGGAAAAATAGGAGCAGGAGTTGCTGCAACATCTTTGTTAGCTGATATGACAAGTGGTAAAGATGAACCTGATAGTTATTTGCTACCTTTACCAAATCAATCGTATTCAAAATTAGTTAAATCAGGATTTGCTGGAACGCCAACTGGTTTTATGACAAGAGATTATACAACAGGAGTTAATACAGCTTTAGAAAATCCAGAAACTTATCAAACAGTAGAAGAAATTTTAGGAGATGAACCTACACAAAAATTTAAAAAAGTAGAATACAATTCTGGTGGAATTGTTAATGTAGCCAAATACAATGAAGGTGGTATTAATTATTTACCTAGTAAAGTATCACATGATGAAAACGATGTTAATAATTATGTAAGAGCTTCAGGGTATGTTGAAGATGGAGCAGGAAAAGGAAATGAAAACGAAGATACAATGTTAGCACAATTAGCTGATGGTGAATTTGTTTCAAGAGCCGCAGCAGTTAGAGGAGCTGGCATTATAGCTGGTGCAAGTATTACTAGTAAAGAAGATCAAAGAAAAAAAGGAGCTGAATTCTTTTACGAACAACAAAAAAGATTTAAAAGAATTTACGATTTGATTGATGCAAATAGAAAAGACAATTAAAGCTGACGTTGAAGTATTATGCATTAAGCCAAAAGAGATTGATAATTTTTGGCCTTTGGTTGAATTTTTGATTGCAGAAGCTTTAAAGTTTAGTGGTCAGTATGCTGAAACTAAACATATAAAAGAACTGTGTAAAAAGAACGTAATGCATTTATGGATTATGTTTGGAAAAGATGAAGATGGAGAAGATAAAGTGTTTGGATGCTGTACAACTAGATTTTTTGAAAACCCTAACTTTAAAGAGTTACAAGGTTTAATTTGTACAGGAAAGAAAATGCGTCTTTGGTTTGATAAATTAGTAAACAAGGTTGAGACTTTTGCAAAATTAAATAATTGTAAAAGAGTTACAGCTTTGATGAGACCAGGGTATAAAAAAATTATGGGTAAATATAATTGGAAAATGAAACATTGTGAGTTTCAAAAGGAGTTAAACTAGATGAGTATATTTGGAGGAGGAGGTGGAGGCGGTTCTGCACCACCACCAGCACAACCAGCTACAACAACTCAATTTATAAGAGAGGCACCGGGTATTGAGGAACGAAAACTCGGGCTAATGGATATAGCAAGTTCTCTTGCAAAAACTCCTATTAATTTACCTGCAATACAAGTTGCACCGGCAAGTGCCCTTGAACAACAAGGAATTACTGCCTCTGGAACTACAGGAGTTGGAGCGCCAACGACCACCGCAGGAATAGGTTCAGCTTTAACAGCTTTACAAGGACCAAATATAAATCAATTTTTAAATCCATTTCAATCTTACGTTGTTGATGAGATTAATAGACAAGCTCAAATAGCACAAAATAGATTAGGCGCTCAAGCTGTTGGTGCAGGAGCATTTGGTGGTGGAAGAGAAGGTGTTGCTCAAGCAGAAATAGAAAGAGCTAGACTTGCAAACGTTGGTCAAGCTATGGCAACAGGATTTGGTCAAGCTGCTAATTTAGCTACAGCACAACAACAATTAGGATTACAAGGTGCAAGTCAGCTTGGTGCATTAGGAAGACAACAACAAGGTATGGCACAAGCTGATATAAATCAATTAATGGCAGCTGGAGGATTACAAAGACAACTTGGTCAACAAGCTTTAGATGCAGCTAGACAAACAGAATTACAAAGAGCTTATGAACCTTTCCAAAGAGCAGAGTTCTTAAAAAATATTTATGCAGCGGGACCTACAACACAATCTGCTGTTACATCAACAACAGCTCCAAGTTCAGCGGGCAATCCTCTTGCTCAAGCAGCGGGTGCTGGATTAGGAGCATATGCTACATACTCTATGTTGAACAGACAACCAGCAGCGGCAGGAACAGCCCTATCATATGCGAGGTAGCACATGGATAAAACTTTAAAACGACCTCTCTTTAAACAAAAAGCAATGGAGGCCTACAAGGCTAAACATGGTGGTAAAGTGCCAGGTTTATTTATGGGTGGAGTGATGCCAGCTTTCAATATGCTTAGAACAGCGGCACAACCTATTATGGCTTTTACAGGAAGACAAATGGCTAAACCTGCTGTTAGAACTGCTCTTACAGGACTAGAAGGATATGGTCTTGGAGTAGGATCAGGAATTGCTGCAGAAGGGTTTAGAGAAGGAGATCCTGGAAAAATGATTGAAGGTATTTCATATGCTTTACCTGCAGGAGCTTTTATTCCACCTACAGCTAGAGGATCTGGTATAGCAGCATTAAGAGAAACTGCAGAATTTTTAACACCTAGAGCAACAGGATTACAAAAAGCTATTGTAGCTAATCCAGGGAAAACAGCTCTTGCTAGTATCGGAGGTGGTATCTCTGGACAAATGTTAAGTGGTGATGCTGGAGCTGTTGAAGTTCCTGAAGGTATGTCTAATCAAGAATACCTAGCAGATATTCAAGATAGATTAATTATGTCTAAACCAGTTTTTGAAAGAAGAGATTTAACAGAAGAAGAAAGAGAAGGTAAAGACGTAAAAAGAAAACTAGAAGTTAAAAAACCTGCAATGCCTATTGGATTAAAAGATCCTAAAACTGAAGGTGAAAAAACACTTGATGCAAAATTAAAAATGACAAATAAAATAAATGAAGTTGCTCAAAAATTAGGTGTGACTGATGCTAGTAAAGCTACAAACGAACAAATAAAACAGATTGCTATTGAGTCAAACGTTCCTGAAAAAGATTTAAGAAGTATGATTGGTAGAACTACAGAAACAGGACCTACTACTCCACAAGCTCCAATGCCTGAAGGATTAACAGGAAATGAGACAGAAGCAGAATTAAAGTATTTAATTGATAAGAGAAAGAAAGATTTAAATGCAGCTAAAGAATTAGGTCAATCAGATTTAGCTACTGGTTTTAAAAATTTTAGAAACGAAATAAATAGAATTGTTGGTGGAGGTAATCAAAACTTAAATGATTTAGTTGCGATGAAAGTTGCCTCCAAACTATTAACAGGTAAAACAAGTCAAAGAGGTTTTGCTGGCTTTGCTGATGTAGCAGGTCAAGCTTTAGGAGTTGGTGCAGATAGTTTACTTGCAATTCAATTAGCTCAAAGAGATTCTGACATGAAATTAGCAACAGCATTCTTACAAGCTCAAGCAAAGAAAAAAGCTGGAGGACCAAAAATAGCTGCTGCTGGAGATAGAACAATTAGAGTGCAAGATCCAAGTGTTCCTGGTGGATTTAGAAATGTTAGAGTTGCTTACGATGAAAACACAGGACAATTTTTAGAAAGAAAATTTGATCCTGTAAGAGGTCAATTTTTTCAACCTGCACAATTCACAGGAACAGATGTAAAAATAAATCCAGATAAACTTAACAAGGCGTTAATGAATTTAGAAGAAAACAGACGTGGAGGAAAGATGGTTGAGTTTGTTATAGCTAATGCTACCAAAGGGGGAGCTAAAGCACAATTTGGTTTATTAACTGAGGATGCTTTAGGTACATTAGACTTTTTTGGTGGAGGTAATTTAGGTGCTGATACTTCTACGATTGATGCTGAAATCATAGATATAATGGGTAAGAATAAAGAAACAGGTATATTTGGCATAGGTGGACCAGAAGGTGAAAAACTAAAACAACAATATAGAGAAGATTTAGAGGATGCTAGAAAAAATGGTGCTAAAAGAGTCGAGAAAGAATTAAAAAAAGCAAAAATTATTGGTAAAGGATTTAGACCAACAGAAGAGGATCTAAGAATATATACAAAATTAGCCTTAATTGAACAACGTATGAAGTATATTGTAGCCAACGCTAATAAATCAGAAGATAGATTAACACAAAAAGATATTGAGAACGCAGCTAAAAGAACTGATATTATAAAATTTATCGCTTCACCAAGAACAATTAAATTAAACTACGAGTCCTTAAGAGAAGAGTTTGATAACAAAGCAGCTACATTCTTAAGTCAATACAAACTTAATGGTGGTGAAGAACAGTTTATCATTCAAAACTTTATGGATATACCTGGAGTAGCTAGACAATATCAAAAAGCAGGTGAACAATTTAAACAACAACAAATAATAGCAAACACACCTACAAGAGATCAAATATTAGATACGATACCGATAGCAGGGGGTTAATTATGGCTGATATAAAAACTTTACAAAAAGCTATTGATGATAAAAGAATCGACACAAGACAATTAAACGAAGTGCAACTTAAAGCTTTAGATGAAGCTTTTAAATCAGGAGATCTTAAAGGCTATGATAGTGCACAAGATTACGAAAGATTAATTGATCTTGGTGCACAGAGTGTTGCCGGAGTAAAAGAAAAAAGATTAAAAGGTTTTGAATCAGCTACAGGATTTGACAGAGGAGATTTTGTTTTAATTGGAGGAGCAGGAGGAGCTTTTTTACCTTACTATAAAAATAAAGCTCAAATTATGGATGCTTTTTCAAAGTATGGGTTTAGAGATGTTTATGGCGTAGACACTCGTTACAATTCAATGGGCCAAATTTATCAAAACAGATTTACAGTTTTAAAAGATGCAATGAAAAAACTACCTAACGTAAGAGGTCCTGCTGGCATACCAATAAGAATGTTTAGTAATTTAGCTGGCATGGTTGATAACACCATTGATTTTTTTAGTAAGACAAGAAAATTTGGTGCTACACCTGCGTTATCAACTGAAGCACAATCAATTGCTCTTGGTTCAATAGGAGCAGGAGCTGGCGCAGGTTTATTTGAAATAGCAAATTTAGGAACAGACTTTGTTGCAGCCACTTCACAAGACATGGCTAATCTTACAGACAATGATATTAGAAAACTACCTTTTGGTGAAAGACTTTTATTTAATTCATTAAGTGAAGCTTATAATGATTTGCTTTGGGCAGGAGGAGCGATGTCTTTAATACCTCTTGTAAGATATGCAGGAAAAGAAGGAATAAAAAATTCTTTAGGATTAAATAGTGAACACTCAAAAGCGTTAGCAGAATCTTTTGAAAGAGTAGGTATGAAACCAACAGTGGCTGCTCTGATACCAGGAGAGAATGCTTTTCAAAACTTCTTTAAAAAATTCTTTACTACAATTGGTGTATACCCACTTGTTAGTGGACCTTTAGCTAAATTTAATAGAGATTTTAACAAAAGGTTAACCAACGAAGAATTTTTAGCAATATCAGAACATTTAAATTTAGCGCCTGGAAGTAATATCAGTTTAATGAATTATGCTGGTATAAATGAAATGAGAAAGGAATGGAAAAAAGTATTAGACGCTATCAATGTAGAGTATGGTGAAGTAAGAAAGTATTATGATGAGATAGGTAATCCTGCATTTATTCCTACAAAAACTATAAGACAAGAAACAGATAGATTATTAACTCAATTAAAATCAGAATACCCTGATCAATTAGGTTTGTTTAATTCTTTAGAAAGAGGAGCAAGAGATCTTACTGAAGTAGATGACCCTATGGTTCAGTATATAAAATATTTAAATGATGTTTCTAGAAACTATCAAGGAGAAAATATAAGAATAAGTGACTGGGTTGGTTTATCTAGAGCACAAACATCTGCATACACTAATACTAAATTTGGTAATGTAAGAAATCAACTTCTTGTAATTAGAAACGCTATGGAAAAAGATTTAAATAGTTTGAATGAGGCTACTTCAAGAGCAAATTTAAAAGAAGTAATATTTAAAGATGAATATAAACAAATATTAGAAACACAAGGACCTGAAGCAGCAGAGGCATTTATTGATAAACAAGTTAGAACAGCTAATCTAGCTTTCAATAGATTAAAAGAAGCTAATGCTTTTTATTCTTTAGTGTTAAGACCTTTTCAAAAAAGTAAAGTGGCTTCTCAATTAAGATCAGTTGATAGCAAACTTTTTGCTGATAAAGGAATCGAAATGACTGGTCAATCTTCAATTTATCCTGATGAAGTATTTGATAAAGTTATACGAAGAATATTGAGTGCAGACAGTCCTGACGCTGTAAAACAATTAAAACAAATATTAGGCGTAACTAGATCCTCATATGATATTGTTGATGAAGCAGGAAAAATAACTAGAACTGTAAAAATTCCTCAAAGTAAAGAGGCAAAAGAAATGTATGATAGATACGTTAAAATGTGGTTGTGGGATTCATGGAATAATGCAACTGCAAATCCTTTAAGAGATTTCAGATCCATATCAACTCAAGTTGCTGCAGAAAGAGCAGCCGCAAAAGGTTTTAAAGTTAAAAGACCTTTTCAATTAGATGATGTTACAGAACAAAGAGTGAGAGCTAAGACAAAAACTAATGAAACATTAGATGTTACAGAGATTGATGCAAGAGTATTTACAGAGTCTGACATTGCTAATTTAAATGAGGGTATCATTAGAACTCATGACTTTGGTGAATTAGATATTGAGAAGTATGTAAAAAATATTGGATTAGACAACAAACAAGGTAGAGACAAAATAAGAGAAATATTTGGTGGAGGAGCTGAAGGAGCTAAAGCTTTAGAGAGAATTGATGATTTAGTTAAAATGAAACGAGCAGTAGATAGTGTAACTTACAGAGATCCTTCAACATTCGTACAAAGGGCCATCACATTAAGAGCAGGTCAAGGAGGAGGATTGGCTGCAGGAGCAACAGCAGCAGCCTTTGGTTTTGGTAATACTATTAAATTAATTTTAGGATCTAGATTATTTGGTAGTTTAATAACAAGTCCAGCCACTGCAGAACATTTAATGGAAATGAATAAATACATGAGATTTATGACAGATCAAAAAGGTGTATACTCTTTAAGCCCACAATTAACTCCAAGAGCAGAAAGAACTTTTGCTAGATTTATAAATAGTTTGATGGAAGCAGAGGGTGATGATTTTAGAGTAGATCCTAATAATATTGACTTTGAAGAGATAAGACAAAAAATAATTAGTCTTGATCCAAACTTACCTTTACAGTCTACTTTTGATTTTGGAACAATGCCTAAGTTTACTAGAGATAGAATTCAACCTGAGTATGATACAGCTAAAAATTTAAAACCTGAAGTAGCTCAAGCTGGTGAAGAATATCTACAAGGTATTAATTTAATTGAAAAGAGTGACGAACAATTTGATGCGGTTGATAGAAGAGAATCTATGGTTACGGCTGAAGAAACAGCACCCGTGCCACCAACAATACCGATGGCAACTCAAACCGCACCACAGGCCACTGGACAACAACGAGCACAACAATTTGCAGCTTTATTCCCACAAGATACCCTTGGACAAGCCGTAGCTGCTAGACAATTAAAAGAAGGTGGACTAGTTGAAGATGCTTATGCACAGGCAGAGGAGATTTTAAATGGCTAATGGCAAAGAACCAAAGACAACAGGAGAGCATATTATAGCTTTATATGGCCACATATCTGGTCTAAAGAAGCAACAAGATCATATGCACAAAGGTTTAGATGATGTAAGACAAAAAGTTAATTGGTTTTTTGTTGCATTAGTTGGGGGCATGGGTGCAATTATTTTGACATTAGTTAATTTATTAGCTAATTAGTATTCATGAGCTTCGAAAAAAATAAATACGCAGTTGTAAAAAACGTAATACCAAAAGATGTTTGTGATTTTACAGCTAACTATTTTTCTTTAAAACGAAAAGCAGCACACACTTTATACAATTATTACATAGAACCTATAGACGAGTGGGGTCAATTTAGAGACACACAAGTGGATACTTATAGTGCTTATGGAGATGTGATGATGGATACCATTCTTCTCTACACTGTAAAAGCCATGTCAGATATAACTGGTTTAAAATTAATTCCAACTTATTCTTACTCTAGATTTTATGTAAAAGGAAACGATCTTAAAAAACATAAAGATAGGATGGCTTGTGAATATTCAGCTACTCTTAATTTAGCTGGAGATAAAGTTTGGCCAATATTTTTAGGTGACAATGTTAAAATAGAATTAACTCCTGGTGATATTTTAGTATATAAAGGTTGTGAGGTAGAACATTGGAGAGAACCTTTTGATGGTGAATATTGTGTTCAAACTTTTTTACATTACAATACAGAAAACGGTATTCCTTTTGATGGCAGACCGCATTTAGGTCTCCCTGCATATACAAAAAAGAGAAACATTATCGTACCTAAAGAATGAAATTTATAGAAGACGATAACTCCTTTTCTTTATCTGATTATAAATTAATAAAGAAGCATCAATATAAAAAATATTCTAGAGCAGAAGACCCTGAAACAGGAAAAAGATTATATTCTGTAGATGGCACAAAGTTACCAAGTGTTACAACAATTTTAGGAGCGACAAAAGACCAGGCTTCGATTGATAAATTAAATCAATGGAAGCAACAAAAAGGTGAGAAAGAAGCTGAACGTATTAAGAATGAGGCTTCAACTATAGGAACAGAGATGCATCTTGTTATTGAAAAATATATTGAAGGACAAGGCTATCTAAATTTATCTGAGCAAGGTAATAGACCAAGAAAGATGGCACATACAATTTTAAAAAATTGTAATGATATTACAGAGGTTTGGGGTAATGAGATCAGTTTAGCTTATCCGGAAAAGTATGCAGGAGCCACTGATCTAGTTGGTGTAGCAAACGGAAAGGTTACACTGTTTGATTGGAAACAAACTAACAAACCAAAAAGAAGAGAATGGAGTTCTGTTCAAGATTACTTTATGCAGTTAGCTGCTTATTCTTTGGCTCACGAAAAAGTATTTGGACCCATAGAAGCTGCATCAATCAGAATGTGTTCTAGAGATATGCAATACTTCCAATTTGATATAGAGGGCCAAGAATTGAAGGATTATCAAGCAAAATGGTGGGAAAGATACGATAAATATCTAGCTATGGCACCTACCCAAGGGTAACCCTCAAATCGCAAAAAATAAGGGGTCTATGGCCGTTTATTTGAGCCATTCTTTGAACTCATCACCCAAAGTCTTAATTGCTAGCTCATTTTTGTTAGATAGTGAAGATATGATTCTTTCGTCTATTGTGCCCTTACAAATTAGATCTGTATACAAGACTTGATGTTTTAATCCTGATCGATGTGCTCTGTCTTCAGATTGTTTTCTTACCTCAAAATTAAAACTATTGGAAAAGTAAATTACGTTTTTAGCTTCTGTTAAAGTTAGACCAAAACCACCCGTAGAAGGATTACCTACAAAGAACCTGCATGTAGGATCTTCTTGGAATCTTTTCATAGCTTGTGTTCTTCTCATGGTATCAACATCTCCATAATTAGCTACAACAGATTGTTTACCATACTTCTCTTCTAAAAATTTTATAATTGTTTCAATATTAAATATGTACGTAGCCCAAATAATAATTTTACCATCAGCCTCTTCTATAATATCAGACAAGGCATGAAGCTTTGGATTCTTAAATTGTTTAAGTTCTCCATCGTTTGTTTTAACAAAACCATTACAGACTTGATGAAGTCTAATTATCTCTGTAAGTTTGTTGTTGTATGATACTGTTTCATCTTCAATGATAGCTATTGCAGCTAATCTAAGTTGTTCATAAAATCTTTCTTGGTCTTCATTCATTTCAATATATCTTTTAGAATATAATTTTTTTGGTAAATCTAAACATTCATCTTTAGTTACACGATATGAAAACTTAGATAGTTTTTCTTCTAATTCGTTAATGTGTACATAATATTTTGGTATCTCTGTATACTTTCCATTACCAAGATCTAACTTGTGTGTTACACAATATCTGTTTCTAAAAGTATAATAGCTAGAAAAACCTAAATGTTTATCGTCTAAAAAATTACATTGTGTATATAAATCTAATGGTGATTTAGTTACAGGAGATCCTGTAAGTATACGTCTATATTTTGTATAGCCAGCTAGTTTTAAAACATTCTTTGTCCTAATTGCTTTATGATTTTTTATTGTAGTTGATTCGTCAACAATGGCTAAATTGTTTTGATGATTGTATAAAAACTCTGTGGCACCTTTAAAACCTCTTGTAGTAGATAAAGCCTCTATATTCATACAAAATATTTTTAATTTACCTTTAGGATCTAAAGATTTTTGAAGTTGTTTTGGTTTATCTATATTCCATGAGTATATTTCGTAATCTACATCAGGCGACATGTGTTTGTATATTTCATCAAAAGCCCAAACAGTATAAACTGATTTAGGTGCAAGGATTAAAACTCCTGTTATATTTTTATTTATCCTTAACAATCCTATATTATCTATGGCCACTTTGGTTTTTCCTGTGCCCATTTCCATAAAGAATGCATATGTGGGTTTATCCCAAGATTGTTGCAAACATATTTGTTGGTGTGAATAAGGTGTGGTTTTATAGTTAAACAAGTTCAACATTATGGTTGACATATAAGGATATAAGGCTATAAAGTCAAGAAATAATATATAGGAGGCCATTTATGGACTTAGAACAACTAACAACTGTGAATATAAAAACTGACGAAGTGACTGAAATCTCTCAGGCTTGTAATAAGCTATCTTCCCAGAACAAAAAAATAGAAGACCTTGAAGCTCTCTTAAAAAGAGAACAAGAGGAGTCTAGACGTTTGTCTGAAGAAGTAATACCAACGCTTATGCAACAAGCAGGAGTATCTTCAATCAAACTTGAAGATGGTTCGGCAGTAACAGTTTCTCCTTATTACTATGCGAAAATACCCGAGGATAAAAAGAACGATGCCTTTGCTTGGCTTCGAGCTAATAACCATGGGGATCTGATAAAAAACAACGTATCAGTATCGTTTGGTAAAGGTGAAGACTCTGATGCAGCTAAATTAAAAGCTACATTAGAAAAGCAAGGTCTTGTCGTAGACCAAAAACAAGACATCCATTGGCAGACTCTTCGAGGATTTGTTAGAGAACAAATGGAGAAGAATCAAAATATACCATCTGAAATGTTTGGATTGTATGTTGCCAATAGGACTAAGATAACAAACAAAAAATGACAACTATAGGAGGTCACATGCCAAACGGAAACGGCAAAAAAGCAGTTGCTAAAAAAGCAAATGCTGCAGCACCTATGCTAGCAAACCTTGAACAGTTTGCAGGTGCGGGAGCGGAGAACATTACATCAAAAGATGTATCGTTACCGTTCTTAAAAATACTTACCAATAACTCACCACAGGTAACTCAAGGTGATGCAAAGTTTATTGGTAGTGCAAGACCAGGAATGGTTATTAATTCTGTCTTAAACAAACTCTATAATGGAGCAGACGGATTTAAAGTTGTTCCTTGTTTTTTCAAATTCGAATATGTGGAATGGGCAGATAGAGGAACAAAAGATTCTCTAGCGCCTGTCAATTCTTATCCAGCAGATTCGGATATAATGACAAAAACTAAACGGGGGGATGATCGTAAAGATAGATTACCAAATGGTAATTATATCGAGCCAACGCATTACCACTATGTGTTAATAGTGGATGCTAATGATCAGCCATCTGAAACAGCTGTCATTGTAATGAAAGCTACTCAGGCTAAAAAGTCTAAGAAGTGGAATTCAATGATGTTGTCACAGAGACGTAAAGGAGCCAAAGGCTTCTTCCAACCACCAACATGGTCTCAAATTTATACTTTGACGACAGTGTTAGAAAAGAACAATCTTGGTTCTTGGTATGGATGGGAAATTAACCATGCAAAAGATATACCCAACGACACTTTGTTAAATGCTGCACAAGCTTTTTATCAAACGTGTAAAAAAGGTAATGCAAACGTTAACCTTACGGAAGACCAACAAGAACAAACTGGAACTAAACAACCGTTCTAATGAGTTCACTGAATTTTTTTAGTCAACTATTTGGCGGATTAAAATCAGCATATGGTACCTACGAGCTTAATGGGGCTCGTAGGTCCGATGGTAAAGCTGAAGGAAAAGCTTTGACTAAAAAAGGTGAAGTTACTTTAGAATTATTCCAAAAACATTTAGATGGTGAATTAAGTTTAGGTATTGTTCCTATCATGGAAGATAACAACTGTAAGTGGGGATGTATTGATGTTGATGAATACGAAGGCTTTGACCCTGTTACCATGATAAAAAAGATTAGAGATTTAAAATTACCCTTGTTTCCATATCGATCTAAGTCGGGTGGACTACATATTTTTTTACATATAGACGGTGTTATTCCCGCAACAGATATGATTGATAAGTTAACAGAACTAGCAAGTCGATTAGGACTTGCAGACTGTGAGATATTTCCAAAACAAAGAACGATTAACGTAAAATTAGGCACGATTGGTAATTGGCTTAACCTACCATACCATAATGCTAAACTTACAACACGTCATGCAATAAACGACAACGGCCACTCGATACCCATAGAAGAATTAGAGAAAGAAGTTAAAAAATATTTAGTTAAGCCACAAGATTTCTACAAGATAAAAGTTGAAGAATACAAAGATGAAGATGAATTATTCTCTGAGTATCCTCCATGCGTACAAAATTTTATTAAGACACCTGTGCAACAAGGACATAGGAATGAAGCATTATTTAATGTTGGAGTTTGTATGCTTAAAAAACACGGTAAGGATGGTGCGTGGGAAGATGAGTTATCAGAGATAAACAAAGGCTGGGGTGTAAATGCGTATCCCCCTGCAGAACTAAAAGCTACAGTTATTAAAAGTTTAAGTGGAGAAAAGAATTATAATTACAAATGTCAAACAGATATCGCTAGGAAGTTTTGTAATCAAGGACTATGTATGAAACGTAAACTTGGTATTGGTAAAAATAATTATAGTTTTACTGTAGATTCTTTTCAAAAAATTAACACTAAACCCCCTAAATACATTTTAACAATAGATAAAAAACCAGTGAGGCTTACAGGTCAGCAGCTTTGCCAACAACAATTATTAAAAACAGAATTGTTTGATTGGGACATTGTTTGGAAAACAATGGAGAAAGAAGCATTTAATATGTGGTTAAATTATTTGAAATCTATGCAAACAGATGTGGAGGGCTATGACTTTACAGATGATGATAAAGATGAATTTTTATATTTATTCAAACACTTTCTTGATGATAGTCAAATTGCTGATGATATATCTCAGACACAAACTGATTATATTTATCAAGAAAAAGGATTTGTTTATTTCAGAGCGGAAGTATTTAAAAAGTTTTTAAAGAAGGACGGACATAATTTAAAAAGAGATGAGGTCAAAGAATTATTAATTGATAATGGTGCAGAGTATATAAGAAGTCACAACGGATATATATCAAGACTTTGGAAAGTACCTAAGCCTGAACAAGAAAATGTAAAGGAACGTAATGTCAAATTTAAAAGAGAGCTACCAGGCTTCGACCCAGACGCTGGACAAAACGTTTAAGATATTTGGCCCACCTGGAACTGGTAAAACAACAAGACTAATTAAGATTGTAGAAAAACATTTAAGGCTTGGTGTGCAACCTTGGGAGATGGTTTATGTATCTTTTACAAACAAAGCAATAGATGAAGCTGTAGATAGAGTCTTAAAAAAATTTAAAGCTTATAAGTCAGAAGACTTTGGTAACTTCAGAACGATTCATTCTTTTTGTAAAAAAGCTTTTACTAATTTACCTGTACTAGATCCAAAGGTAGACATGTTACAGTTTCATACACAATGGGGAACGATCAGTGCAAACTTTTCAGAGGAGGACGCAAACCACAAGGTATTTAACAATTGGTCTCTTAGAGTTTACGACAAGGCTAGAAACATGATGGTAGATCCTATTGCTTTGTATAAAGCAGAGCCTATGAAAAAGGTTAGACTACAACAATTTACAGATATTATTAGAAACTACAAAAAATTTAAAAAAGATCACAAGATGGATTTCACTGACATGGTAGAGAAATACGTTAATGAGGTAGACCCTGAACCTTACAAAGTATTTATTGTTGATGAAGCACAAGACTTAACACCTTTGCAATGGTTATTTGTAGAAAAGGTAGCTAACAAAGCAAAGAGAGTTTATTTAGCAGGTGATGATGACCAAGCCATCTACGAGTGGAATGGTGCAAAAGTAAAATGTTTCTTAGACTTTCCAGGAAAAATATTTGTATTAAATAAATCTTATAGATTGAATAAGACAATATTGAACTTTTCCAAAGAAATACTGACTTTCATAAAAGAAAGACAACCGAAAGAATTTACATCTGTTAACGATACTGAGGGGCATATATTTACTTACGGTAGATTTAGTGAAATACCCTTCGATGATATACGTGGCAGTTGGTTTATCCTTGGTAGAGTTGGCGATAACGTAGAAGAACTTAAACAATATGCAAGAAGCAAAGGCTTGTATTTTCAAGATATGAAAGGCAATAAATCGTTCAATATAAATAAATGGAATGCCATAAACTATTGGCAGACACTTTTGGAGGGCGAATCATTGATTCGTGAGCAGGTGGGTATATTATATGATTTTATTGATGAGATAAAAAAAGGCTGGCGTAAGGTGGATAACAAGGCTTGGGATGCCATTCATCCGAATCAGCCGTTAGATCTAAAATTTTTAAAAGATAATTGTGGTCTTCAAACCGAACATACAGATTGGTGGAAAGTTTTAAATAGAAAATTTACTGCTAAGGACTTGGATTATTTTGAGAATATGTTAAGAAGAGGAATACAATTAAATGACAACGCAAAAATTATTATCGATACAATCCATTCGGTCAAAGGCGGAGAGGCGGAAAACGTTTTACTTTACGAAAAGAGTAACTGGCCATCTAATTTCTCATCTAAAAATGGGAAGGATAAAATGGCCGAAGCACGTGTTTGGTATACTGGTGTTACGCGCAGTAAAAAATCCTTACATATCCTCTCTACTGATCATACATATTATTTTCCTCTTGGGCGTATCGCATCTTATTTTAGAAGGAAAAATTTAAATGGTAGATAAAAATGATTTAGAAAAAGCATTTCCACAATCAAGGCAGGTTGGAGGAAGTCACTACAAGGATTATCACATTCAGCCGTACGAATTTATTTCTAAAAATAACCTTTCGTTCTTTCAAGGCTGTGTTGTGAAGTACGTTTGCAGATACATGAAAAAGGATAAAATAAAAGATTTAGAAAAAATTATACACTACTGTGAATTAGAAATATTAAAACTAAAAGATAAAAAATGACAACTGAACTTGTATTCAATCAAGCAGAGTCTGATTGGAATAAACCTGAGAGCTATCCCGATTTATCAAACAGATCAATCATCGCTGTAGACTTAGAAACTAGAGATCCAAACATAAAAACAAAAGGCCCTGGTTGGGCTACAAAAGATGGAGAAATTATTGGTATAGCTGTAGCTGCAGATGGTTTTAAAGGATATTTTCCTATTGGACATGAAGCTGGAGGTAATATGGATAAAAATATTACCATGAGATGGTTTAAAGAACTTATGGAAACAAACGTAAACAAAGTTTGTCATAATGCTTCTTACGATATAGGTTGGACTAGATCACAAGGTATCAAGCCCAACGGTAAAATTTTTGATACCATGATTGCTGGTGCTTTAATTAATGAAGATAGATTTAGTTATTCTTTAAATTCATTATCATTTGATTATCTTGGTGAAGTTAAATCAGAGGCACAACTAAAAGAAAAAGCAGAAGAGTGGGGATTAAATGCTAAACAAGATCTTTGGAGATTGCCTTCTAGTTATGTTGGTCCATATGCTGAACAAGATGCAGAGCTTACACTCAAACTTTGGAATCGTTTTAAAGTAGAAATAGAGAAACAAAACTTATCTAACATATTTGATCTTGAAACAACTCTGACTCCTATATTAATTGAGATGAGAGAACACGGTATACGTGTAGATTTGGACAAGGCTACTGACCTAAAAAAGCAATTTGTTAAGGAAGAGAACAAAAAATTAGCAGAGATAAAAAAGCTTTCTAGCGTTGATGTGGAGATATGGGCTGCAGCTTCTGTGGCAAAAGCCTTTGATGCATTAAAAATTCCATACCAAAGAACTGAAAAGACTAAAGCGCCAAGCTTTACGACAAACTGGCTACACAACTGCCCACACCCTTTAGCTAAACTAATTAGAGAAACAAGAGAGATGAATAAGTTTCATTCTACATTTATTGATTCAATATTTAGATACGAACATAAAGGTAGAATACATGCAGAGATTAACCAACTTAAATCAGATAGTGGTGGTACAGCTACAGGCAGACTATCAATGTCTAATCCAAATTTACAACAGATCCCTGCACGTAATAAAGAATTTGGTAAACAAATTAGATCTTTGTTTTTACCTGACGAAGGTAAACGATGGGGTTCTTTTGATTATTCACAACAAGAGCCTAGGTTGGTTGTACATTATGCAGCTAGTGTGGATTCTGGATTTGATGGTTCGTATGATCTTATAAAAGCATACGAAGATAACGATGCAGACTTTCACCAAGTTGTTGCAGATATGGCTGGTATACCAAGATCACAAGCGAAAACAATTAACCTTGGTTTATTTTATGGTATGGGTTCGGGTAAATTAGCAAGAGAGCTTGGTATTGAGGTTGAACAAGCTAAACAAATTTTAAGTGAATATAATTCTAAAGTGCCTTTTGTAAAACAATTGTCAAATCGATGTATGGCTACCGCAGATCGTAAAGGTTGTGTGGTGACCATTAGAGGTAGACATTGTAGGTTTGATAGGTGGGAGCCTAAAACATTTGGTATACATAAGTCTATGACACGTGAGGAAGCTGAATCTAAGTATGATAGAGGTATGATTAAACGTGCTATGACATACAAAGCATTAAATAGATTGATACAAGGGTCAGCAGCAGATCAAACTAAACAAGCGATGATAGACTGCTACAACAACGGCCACCGGCCACTGCTACAAATTCATGACGAACTATGCTTTAATGTAAATAAAGATGAAGATATCGTGAATATAAAAAATAAAATGGAGCATTGTTTAGATGATGTTCCAATGAAAGTGCCTAGTAAAGTAGATGTAGCGCTAGGTAAAAACTGGGGAGAGACAACATGAGTAAAGATCCAAAAAAAGGCACAGGAAAGAAACCAAAAGGTTCCGATAGAAGATTATATACGGATGAAAATCCAAGAGACACAGTTAGTATTAAATTTGCTACTCCTGCAGATGCGAGAGCAACAGTTAGTAAAGTTAAAAATATAAATAAATCTTTCGCTAGAAAAATACAGATATTGACTGTAGGTGAGCAAAGAGCAAAGGTCATGAAAAAAACAGAGGTTGCTAGTATTTTTAAAAAAGGTAAAGAAATGCTTAGAAACACGAGAAAGACATGACGTTAAAACCAAAAGATTATTTTAAAGTTGAAGAACTTGCGTTAGGAGAATGTCCTCATTGCAATCATAAGACTACATTTACACCTACCAAAAAGGAATCAATTTATGTTTGTGATTTTTGTAATGAAAATGTACGTCAACATATAAATGGCAAAGTGCATTATTACAAAATGAGTGAAATTCCTATGTTAGAACGAACGCCAAATTTTTAGCGACAAGTATCCTTAAACAAAAAACTGTTTTTAAAATGTTTGCTAGTTATTTTATTTAACTAGCGATATCTAATAGACCCGCTCTTGCATCAGTAACTGATTGCTCAGCTATCTTCTTTTTAAGGTCTTTAATCTTAATATCAATCCACTTCATGTCAGTTGTAACTCTACCTTGTTGTAACGCCTGACTTGCCCACTTGGACTCCAACTGAAGCTTCTCCGATATTAGCATTTGTAGTGCCATTTTTTAGCTCCTCATATGTTATGAACACTCTCTTTGGTGTATAAAGAGGTTCATCTTTTGCTTCGATCTCACCATTGTTCAGTTTTTTATCAAACTGTCGTAAAGCCGAAACATCGTCCTGAGCTTCAATTATCCCATCATAATACTTTCCGTCTGATCGTATCTGTATTCGATAACTGCTCATGAGAGATTATATATCAATTTCTGAGTGTATTGCAACCCCTTGTCAAGCGGGGGTGCCACTGGCTAAAGTACAAGTATATTGTGTTGCTATCCTTTTTGATTCTACTAGATCTGGTGGTATTGAAGTTATTAACTCAATAGACTCATTGTGAGCAGCTATAAGACACTGATTCCAACTGTCAAATTCAGCAACTTTTTGACCTTGCATACAGTCAAATTCTATAAAAGAACACACGTATATTGTTAAAATAAACTTCAATTTTTTGTTGACCTTTCTTTGTGATTATCTTATATACATGAGATAAAATAATGATTAACAACTATATTATACAGGAACAACATGAAAAGTAGAAGTAAGGTACTCGAATCTTTTGTCACTGAGTTAGATGAAACTCTATCAAAGATACATCAAAAAACAATCGAAGGTAGACCTATCAATCCTGGTGATGATGAATGGACTTCATCAAGAGAAAGACTTATGAAAATAAAAATCTACAATGGAAATATGAATATGTTTCCAATCAACTGGCAATTAGCTGATTACTTAATCTCAACTGAACTCGGTGATAGAGAAGATGCTCACCCTGAACACATACAGTTAGCTAAGAGGAGAAACTAATGAGTCATAGCTGGATCATATTACTTCTTTTCATAGTGCTTTTTCCTAAATTTATGTTTGGATTATTTGCTGTTATCGCAGCATTTGTATTTGGAATAACAATTTAACAATGAGAGATGAAATGAAAATAATAATTATGCTATCACTAGCTTTCGTATTAACTTTGTTGGTGGCTTGCTCAGCTACACACACGATAAAGTTTGGTAAAAAATGTACACCAGGACATACAGAATGGTCTTATGTTTGGATTGTAGAAAAAGGAGGAGAGAATGTCTCAAAAGCAAACTGTAGATTGGAAGACTAGAAGAATAGGAGCCATGAATAGAATACTTAAAGGTAAAAATCATAGAGTCTTTCATGAACATTTTGCTGATGAACATCTCAGAGTCTGTGAAAGTAAGTGTAAAACAAAATCTGAATACAAACGTAAATGGAGGAACGATGGACATATCTAAATGGAAGTCGGTAGCAGTTAAGAAAGAAACGCATACTCTTCTTCAAGGGTTGTGCAATGAGAAAGAAAGAAATCCAGCGAGGATGATATCTAAACTGGTAAAAGACTACATGGAATACCAAGCCAAGAAAAAAGGTATGACGGTAGACAAGTATACTACAATCTTATTGCAGAAGTTGAAGAAGAATGGTAAAAATTAAACGATTCCTTTCCTTGTGTGAATGCCAGGTTAATTTATTAAAGTTAAATGAGCCTGGCATTTATTTTTTATTCAACGAAAAACTAGAACTTAAATACATAGGCGAGTCTTCTAATCCTATGATAAGGATATTAAATCATTATTTTAGAAGTTATCCCGAAGGTAAGAAATTAAAAGGTATTGGCCCTGTCTTTAGCCACTTTAGAATCATTCTAAGTAACGAAGATAAACGAATCAGACAACATTATGAAAAACGTTGGATAAAAAAATTCAATCCTCCTGTTAATTGGAACGGTCAATCAGAAGCACCTTATCTTTTAACAATTAAAGAACTTAAACATTTTATGAAAATATATGATGATTTTTTTAAAGAAGATGGTATGTCTTGGTATCAGTATATAAATGATCAAGTTGTAAAACAAATGGATAAATATATTATACATAAAAGAAAATTACGAAAAGAACGATACGCGAAGACAGGAAAATGAATACAAGAATGTTAAAAATAAGACCTATGAGAAAGTTTTACAAATGGATGATCATGTCTGGTCGAAGACCATTGATTCCAATATCATGGATGTCAATAAAAGATATTGAACATATGTTTGAACATAATCATAAGGTCGATCAAAGAAATACTTGGTGTAGTAAAAATGGAATAGGAATTGTTTCATACGAAAGAGCTGCTTA